ATAGCTCCGTCTGCGCCAGCCTCATACAAAAGTACCTTTTCATTAGAATAATCATATTGAGCAACATAACCACTATTTTCCATAGAAATGAGCATCATATGAAGTGATTCCAAACCCAACTGAGTAGCAGTTAAAGATTCACCGTTAGAGGCATAACTGCTATCAAACTGCACTCGTTTAATGACATATTTATTGTTGCCAGGAACACCTGTCATATCTGAAGCATTGCCTGGAACTGTAATAGTAAGAGCCATAATGTTATCCTCCTAGATTATGATGACTAAAAGGCGAGGGCCATAAGGCCCCCGCCCCCTAATCAGGTGGTTAGGCGTTGAGGTCTGCAATCTTCGCCTGGACGAAGAAGTTCTTGCAGCGCATCTCACCTAGGGTGTACAGCAAGCCCCTGACTACCAAACTGTTAGCAGCGAAGTAGTCTCGGTTCTCAATGTATTGAGTGGGTTGGGCAATCGCCAATTCCAGATAATCAGTATCCAGAACATAGACGTTTGACCCCAACACGGTGCTGGTTGAACTGTGCGACTTAGGCACATCAGCATCGGGTAGAATGGGGATGCCCATATAAGTGGCTAGTACCAAGCCAGTGCGGGTACCGGGGAAGGTTCGCTCAGAACCTATACCAACCTGATACTCTTCCTGGCCCATATAACGTTGCTGGGAATTTAACAACCGTTCTAATTTGAAATATTGGTCATGTCCCATCAAAATTAATTTTGGTTCTCCACCATTTTCCCGAATCTTCTGGATACAAGTATCAATCAAATTCAAGGAAAGGTCACGGCCTACGCCAGCGTTATGAGAAACAAACGCCCCGGCATTCCAACCACCAGCAGTTCGTGCAGCTAGGGTTAGGTCATAGGCTCTAACCTGGGAGGAACCACCAGATATACCAGCGGCATCTTCAGCTACTACATCATCAAGGCTAGTGAAACCAGCCCGACTAAATACGTAGGCGATGTCGCCAGCGGCCCAAGCGGGACTGGACGTATCTACAGTCATAATACCAGCGGCAGTATGACCAGTAGAACCAGAACCACCAATGGTTACACCAGTACCTAGGTCAAAAGCAGAACCACTAGCATCGTAACGAGCTACCTCGTCACCTAGATGGAAGTTATCCGCAATAGCCTTGCTACTAGTTTCAATTGTAGTACCGCTACCACCAGAAGCCCTTGCAGCAGCTAGAGACAGCAGTTCAAAGTTGACCTCTTTCATGTGGTCTAGCTGGGCGTTCTCATTTTCCAACGCCAGCACATCCCCGATACCGCCTTCCAATTGAGCGGTAAAGACGGACTTAACAGATGCACCGAAGGTTGTAGCAACGATTCGGGGTAGGCTGCTAATCGTCTCTATCTGAGAGATGTCCACAGTGGGGAGGTTTCCAGTTTCCAATATGGGCCTGGAACGGTCAGTACCACGGTCTGAACGAACACGCCAACCAGCCGTGTTGCCCCAAACTACTCGTGGTATCGCATTAAAAAACCTAGTTTGGTTGTTTAGAGCTTGCCAGACTTTTCGACCATAGGTGGTATTAAAGATGCCCGTAGCTGTATCAACAGTAAACGGAGTCCCGATACCAGCACCAGCCTTTTTCATAAAGCCGGGGCCAAAAACACTCTGGTAAAGCCCTCTTTGTGACTGAGCAATATACTCAGCAAGAGATGGATTTGCCATAATAATTCTCCTTGTTCTTTAAATTATGCTATGAATTCCCTAGGAATACCATCGGTTTCGCCAGACTCAATCCGTTCCTGAAGTACCCGTAGGTCTTTATATGACATGTTCATCATTTGTGCAACAACGTCATCAGGACTATCGGAGGTCTTGGCAATTGGGGTGGTTCCGTCAATACCGAGACTGTCTTCATACCGCAAGAGGGTGGGCCGTTGAAGAGAATTCTCTTCACGGAAACCCATCTTTCGGAGACGGCCTTCAGCTTCAACCTGAACCATCTTTTGAATATCGAACTTGCCTTGAACCGCAGCAGTAAGCTGATTAATCTGCTTCTGCATTTGTTCCAAGGGTGCTGCATTTTCTACTGCGTACATCTTATTAGACATACGTCTTTCACCCTCACCATTCTCATCTTGGTCTTCCACAGGTTCTCCATTTGGCTCGTCCATGTCTTCATCTTCCCCTGCGGGATATTCACTATTCTCATCTTCCTCATCTCCCCGATTCTCAAAATTCCATCCTGCCTTTAGAAGATTAAGCTGTTTCTGCATAGCTTGGATAGCGTGTTGGACATTCTCAGTTTTGGTATCAATAGTTACCGCCTTTTCCTTGTCCCCCATCTCTTTGCCCATAACCGCAGCTTTAGTTGCGGGTTCTGGAGAGACTTGCATTCCATTCTTAGAAGAGTCTGCCTTAATCAAACTATAGACTTCACCAGCTACAGCTTTAATAATCTCTTGCTTTTCTACCGCATCATCTTCGTCTTGTGCCATTTCAAACTCTTCTTCTTCTGCTTTTGTTAATCGAGTGTCCATCTTCTGCAAGACCTCGGCAACAGCAGCAAGAGCCAGATTACTACCTTCAATCTGCTTCTCCAACCTGTCAACCATATCGTATTCGGACATATTTTTCCTCCTATTTCTTGCAAGAAGTTGGTCTAAGCCACCTCCGACTTCCCGACATAAATATTTGTACGAAATTCGTACTATTCTATTATACTATGAAACTCGATTTTTTCGTATTTTATACTATAAATTTCATTGTGATTCTTCAGATAGAGGTAGTTCTCCACTTACAGTAAGTTTAAGAACCTCATTTCTGAAATCATACAAAGGTACTTGCACTAATTTTTTAAGTTTTTCGCACTGAGTACCTTCAGGAACTGCTGCTTCTACTAAATCTAGTATACGACCTACTAAACGAGAATGCCTAGCAATAATATATTCTTGTAGTGGGGTTACTTTACTTACATTTACCATAACTTTTCTCCTTATGCACTTATTTGTATTTTAAGAGTACCTAAATATTTTTGTAGCACTCCAGGTATAGAAATCCTTTGAATCCATTCTTCGATAACTGGGGGTATTACCCACTGCTTCCAATAAGTCCCTTCACTTTCCATACTTTCTCTAACTGCATCAGCCTTAGATATACTCATGGCAGTTGGTTTAGGGCCTTCTCCTGCATAATATTTCAAAGACTGGGTTACATATTCATCTATGGTTACCATTAGTCCTAACGAGGGAACATCACTAAAATTAGTATCGGGATAATGTTCCTCTAGAACCTCTAACATTATGGCAAGGAATCCCCTCTCTAGTGCTGGAGTTATCTCAGTTAAAATTTGTTTTCGGTTTTCTTTAGTAAGCATAATTCACCTTAGTTATTATACTAATATAACGAAATTATTCGTAATATTAGGCTGTAATACTTAAAAACTCCTGTTCCTCTGAAAATATATCTAATTGAATATCTGCTTGCTGTAGCAAAGAAAGGGCTTTGTCATGGACATAAAATTCATTAGCCACTATTCGTTTGACTTTACTATTAGCAAACATCTTAGCACAGGAAAAACATGGAGTTACAGTAAGATACGCTACTAAACTATCATCTGACCGAAGCTGTAAAAACGCATTAACTTCTGCATGAAGTGCATTACATAGGTCTAAATCACTGCCAGATGAAGAAAAAGCTCCCTCACATGGCGAGTCCAAACAATGCGTAAATTTGGATGGTACTCCATTATATCCTGTAGCCACAATATGATTTTGGGTATCTACTAAAACACATCCTACTGACCTTCGCATACATGTACTACGCTTGGCTACTAAAATAGCAATCTCTAAAAAGTACTTATCTGTCTCAATCCTGTTCATCTATTGCTTTCTCCTTCATGGCTAATTCCTGAATTCTATTCTTAGTTATGCTTTCTCCCTCTTCAAATCCCCATCTGCGTCTAACTTTTACACTTCTTATTAGCTCTACTATTAAAACCTCTAGTTCTTCTGGAGATAATTCACCCGAATATCCAGGAGTTAGGAGCTTCTTAGGAAAACCTGTTCGTTCCTCAAAAGTCTTACTTTTTCTTCTTTGTCTATTTATCATCGCAAGCAGGCATCCGTTACCCATACATCAGTATCAAGCTCAGGAACAAACATGCTGGGAACTTCATCACACTTTTGAAGATAGACGGTTTCAGTTCCTACATTACCGTATGTAGGATGCCAGTACGTAATAACTTGTTTTGGTGCAGACATAGTATGCATTCGGTTTAAGGAAAATTCGTCTCCTCCCTTCATTGTTCCACAAATCCACGCTGAACCAGTACCTATATCATACATATCAACTCTATGGAAATGACCTAGTAAAACATCCGTAAAAACATCATTAAAGGTACCATCGTGTTCAATGACAGCGGCTTCTACTGCTTGTCTAAATTGAGTAACCCCCCGCATAGCCCCTACCATTTTATGAATAGATTGAGAATTGCCACCACCCGAAATAGAATCTCCATGAAACAGTAATATTTTTCTCCCACATACGTCAATAATCTGAGCAAAGGCTTTGGGGATAGTGAAGGTTATATTAGATTGGTTCCTGCAAAAGGCAACAATCCATTGGTAAGTTAAATAATCCCAATC